AGTTGCATTACAAGGATTTAAATTTCCAAAAACCACTTTTGGAGATGCAATGGCAAGAATGTTTGGAGTAGATGGTGTTTCTGCATTAGAAGACCTCATGACCATAGATTTTAATACTGGTCTTGGCCCAGAACTGGAACTAGCTGGTGCTGGACTCAGTTCAATCACAGCAGCTATGGAAAATTTAGATTCAGAACAAGTAAGTCATTTTGAAGACATTGCAAAGGCAGTTAAAAAATTAGAAAATGTGTCATTTAATTTTAATACCTCAGGCCCAGCTGATGTAAATGTTACACCTAGTGGTGATGCTAGTACTGGTGGTAACAATACTGTAATATCAAATGTTACACCAGTAACTTCAAATGTTAATAATGTTAGAAGAACTCAGTTTGTAGCAACTGGTGGTGGTTCAAGAGGTCAACACTCTGCACTTCATTATCCTAGTCTACAGTAGGATATTTTTCTTTTCTTGGAATTATTTTAGTCTTATCTTTATGGACTTGTTGAAGTCCATGTTTAGGTGTCACCTTGCGTGACTTAACCTCTGGTTTTTTCTTACCAAATATCTTTTCCCAGTTATCTTGATATTGTGTTGGTGTTTTGTAAGGTCTTCTCTTTGACCCCTTTCCACCAATCCATTTTCCAGTTGTCATAAGAGTTATCCATAATGTAAAGTGTTAGGAGCCCCTCATTTCTTTATCCCGCTCTCTAACTTGATATCCTCTGCCGCATTGATATCTTACCACGATGTATGTACCCAAACCTCAACCATCCTACTTGGTACATTCTCTGAGTCAAGTGGTAACTCAGCCCCCTCAGTCAATCCTATTAGTGCATAGTATATTTATAATTCAAATTACTTAGGATTGACAATCCTTACACATCATTTGCAAGTTTTTGGAAGTATGAGAGTGACTCATCTTCATCTACATCTGCACTTGCAGTTGTAGGTTCTACAATTGATGGTTCTGGACTTGGAAATGCAACATCATCCATATCTGATGCAACTGAAGCTGCAGTTGCAGTTGATGCTGTAATTCCTAAAACTCTGTCGAGTTTTTGTTTGAGTTCATCATAAGATTTGAACTCTTTAGGTGCAATCACATCCTGTAAAGAATGTTGACTATTCCAGATTGCTTCTAGTTGTCCATCATCCTCTGATAATGGTTTAGAAGCTGCAAACTCAGACTTGTCATAGTTCCAGTATCCATCTACTTTACGAACTTTGATTTTAAAGTCTGCACCTTCCCATAAATCAAATGGATTTAATGGTGTTTCATCTTGAAACTGTGGTTGCATTCTGTCTTTCAACATTTCAAAGATTTTCTTCCCATATCTGAATAGGAATACTTTACCTTCATTCTCTGGATGTGTTGGGTCAGAAACTACAAGAATGTTTGACACATAGTGCAACCTTCTTTTTTGTTTCCTTGCAATATCCTTGTTTGCCTCAATACCAGAGTTCCACAATTCAGTATTGTGTTCTGACACTGGGTCTTTCTCATTAAGAGTAGTCAATGACTTCTCTATGTACCATCCACCTGGCCCTTGGAAACCATGGTCGAAGTATTGAACCCATGGCATATCTTCACCTTGAGTTGCTGGTAAAAATCTCACAACTGCATAACCATTACCAGTTTTATCTAAGTCGATTTTCCAGTAGCGGTCATCATTGTAGGATTTAGTTTCACCACTAGAAGTTTGTTCTAGTGTTGCTTGTAAGGTGTCGAATCCACCTCTAGATTTTTTTAAGTCTTGAAATGACATAATTTTATCCTCGTATATGCATTGTATCGCATTGTATTATTATTGTATTTAAACTAAGTAATCTTCCAGTGGAGATATACTTAATTCATCCTTCATTATATAATAATCTATGTTTTGGAATCTGTCAACTAAAATCTTTAGTTGGTCTGTCTGAGATATCCAACCTTGGTCACCAGTCTCAACAAGTCTGTTGTTCTCTGGGTCGTCTTCTGTCCCATAACATTCAGTTCCAGCATAGATGTTATTATATTTAGTCGAATCATAATTCCAAACAGAATCAAATCCGACAAAGACTACATTATCGTAGTCGTGGTTCATTGATGCCATTGCAGCTGCAGTAGTACCAGCAAACCAATTCTCAAATAGAAGGTAGTCATCATCTGGGCCACCTACACTTGAAATCTTATAGTCATCCTCTATTCCTATCGCTTGCATTTCTAGGATACCAACATTACCATTACCCTTTCCATGCATAGTCACTTTAGAATGACTTGGGTCTATCCACTCTTTTACTGGGACACCCATTGTTCCTTTAATTATGTTATATTCTTCAAATCCTAATGGGTCTTCCCATTCTCCAGAGAAATAACAATTGTTATATTTTGGATACCTTGACTCACAACACTCACCCATGATACTTACATCTACTATTGTAAGATAGTCTGGAGTGTAGTCTCTAAACAGTGCATTACAACCCCATACATCCCCATCTAAGACATTTAAATCTAATCCTGTCCTAGACTGACCATTACCTATAATGTATGCAGTTCTACCACTTGTTAAATTCAAATATGAATACATATCTGGTCTTAATTCTTCTGCTACTGTTGCATCAAGAGTCATATATTTCTAATACCTTCTGTTTCAATTTGTCTTGGTTGTATCCAATAAATCCTTGAGTCTTCTGTAATCGTTGTTTCAACTCTGGCCATACATATTGTTCTGATATCTTTATGCTGGAACTCCATCCCAGTAAGGAGTCAAGTAATACTCCTGTTCCAAACGATATGGATTTGGATAACAAAGACTGAACAATGATAGGATGACTAGAACCGCTATCAGTAAATAACCTGTCCAATACTCCTTCAAGTGAGTGTAAATGCCTAATATCTTTTTCGAAACAGTAGAGAAGAGACTGGTTGTACTTCTTCCACTCTGTATAGTTTTCTTTTGATTCTTCACCGAATAAATCTCCTACCCAATAATCCTTGTACATGAAGTTTGCAATATAGAAATCCTTAAGTTGTCCATTGTATTGTTTCCTAAGTTTTGCAAACTGAAACTTGTCATTTCTTTTAAGAAAGCTACTAAACGATGCACTAACTTTTCCATGATACTTATTGAAATCATAATCTGAATTATAATGTAATTTTATACCAAGATAAAGTTTGTAACTTTCATATCCAAATCTTGCATCCAACTTTATATCCTATGTGTTCTTTTATAATGTTCAAGTGCAGCCTGTTCACGAAGTTTATCTATCTTAATTTTTCGTTTCCAATTATTAATCTTCTTCTGTCTTTTTGCAGATGGTTTTTCATAATATCGTCTTTCACGAACTTCTGCAATGATACCATCTCTTTCAACCTTCTTCTTGAATCGTCTCATTAAGACATCAAATGGTGGAGGCCCTGATGGTTTCTTAGGTTTTCTTCCCCATTCCTTTTGTCTTTGTGGTCTACGATTGTCAAATTTTTTCATATTGGTAATTTACCTTTTCCTTTCTTTTTGTTTGGTTTTAATAGATTGTAATTCATTGCATCACTCTCAATCTTTTGTTTAAGAGGTGGAGTGATTAGATTTTTTACTGACTCTGGGTCAAGATGTTGTTGTTCACAATAATGTACGATTGCATCAATGTAATTTAAACCTTTTTCTAAAACGAGAGTTTCGATTGCTTCTGCAAATCTCTTTTTGGTTAGAATCATATAATCACTTTTATTTTCATTACTATACTAGTATCTCATGAATCTCTAATTTGTCAAGTCTTTTCGCCACTTACATTCAATATTTTTATCATATATTTTCAGATATACATGAAAGGGTTTATCCATTTCATAGTAATCTCTTTCATAGTGAAGACCATAGTAGTCGAAGTTTGTAGCCTTGTATATTGTTCCACCTTTATGTTCTTCTGCAACTGTGACTAAGACTTTAGGATTTAGTAATTTGATTGCACGAGATACAAACCATGATGTTATGTTATGTTCATCTGTTGGTTCTACTGCAAGTCTAGCTAACTCATAGAACCCCTCACATGTATCTGTATAACATCCAAAATGTTCATCATGAAATGCTTTCTGCATCCTACCTTTTTGATATGCAACAAATTGAACTGCACCAACTAACTCATTGACTCTTAAAGATATGTTTCCAACATAGTACAGACCATAACACTTATGAATCAACCCATCTAGACCACCCCATCGGTAGACAAATATATCTTCTTTGTCATTATTGTTTTGAATGATGGGTCTTGCATCATCTAAACTAATTTCACTTACTACATACTCGTCTTTCATTGTGCAAGCAACATACAATTCGTCCATACTTCTGGGTCAACATCTATCCATTGTTCACAAATATCCCATTCATCATCTTTAGGTTCTTCACACAAGTATGTCCCCTCTTTATCTGTATAACAAAGTCCTTCTAGTGGTTGATAGACACTACAACTTGTTAAGAGTACTAGTAATATTATTATTCTATACATTTAGTTTGGTGGGTTGTTGTGTCCTCTGAGTGAGGTTTTGTCTTCCCAGTTTTCAATTGCTTTTTTGATTCCACTTTCTGCAAGGACTGAACAGTGGAGTTTGATTGGTGGTAATTCAAGAGCTTCTGCAATCTCTTTATCTTTAATCTGTTTAGCCTGTTCAATAGTTTTACCTTTGAGCATTTCAACAAACATCGTACTTGACGCAATTGCACTTCCACATCCATAAGTTTTGAACTTGACATCTTCAATTGTGTCTCCTTTCATCTTTAGGTCGAGTTTCATGACATCACCACATGCTGGAGCCCCAACCATTCCTGTTGCAACATTAGGGTCATTAGGGTCAAACCTTCCAACAGAATGAGCTTCTGGATTT